TAACTCATAAGTCATTCCAAGGGTGGACTGTTTCCACTTATCGTTAACACCAACAGTGTCACCAATCTTGACAGCGAGCTTTTCAGACAACTCAATTCTTTTCTTTCTTTGCTCATTAGAGCGCTTCATCGCCAGAGCTTCTTTAATCTCTTGTTCAACTTGACTCTTAGCCATGTTGCGAAGCTGCTCTTTCATGTCTAGCTCGTTCTGCAACGTTCCGTCTAGATCATTGCCGGTCTGGATTCTCTTCTCTAGGGAGTCGATCTCTGCATCAAGTGAAGATTGCGATTGCTGCAGCGCATCAAGTCTCTGCTTGGCTAACTCTATATTCGCTTCTGATTGCGCACGCATAGCATCAGCCCTGGACATCTTCTCGCCCATTGCTGCGGACTCGGCCTTGGCGGCCTCTAGGGACTTCATTCGTGCTTTGTAGTTAGCTTCCATCGCCTCGTTAAGGCCTTCGATAGCACTACGAAGCTCATTAGCTTCTGTTGGGGTCTTTGCCATACTAATAAATAGTAAGAACCATAAAATAAAAGCCGGATTTGAACAATCCGGCTTCTACTTGGACTTCCTTGCGTCCTCTATTTGTTTTTTCTCTTCGTTAAACTGCCTGGAAAGCCTCTCTATGAACCACCTTCGCAGACCGGTGGGTAGATTATAAGCTTCAATAAAGCTCCATCCCCCGTGATACTTTAAGAGAAAGATCTCCTCGTATATGACTTTAGCATATTCACTGTCTAGGCCAAAAGAAATCCGTCGTAAACGGCACCTCCATGTCTGTACTTGCTCCACATTCGTGACAATCGAAATAGTCACGAACTTCTACACTTGGAGAACAGACCTCAATGGCTTTACGAATATATCTAGAATCTCTGATTGGCATCGATTGAATAAGTCTACCTATCATAGACCTATCTGCGTCTCCATTGACGGAAACAATTGCCATCTCTAATTGTTTTGTTGTTGTCTTATCTGGTAATTTTTGTTTCTCGGCTCTTTTTTGCTGAGCTGTCAATTGTTTCTCTTGCACACCGGTAAACAGCCTACATTCAATTTCAACGCCTGTTTTTGGCGTGTTCACGATTATATTTCCATTTGGCAGGCGATCAACGCCCTCAAGTTCATCCGGGTTTCCGTGGCATACCTTTACATTATCAAGGTCAAAAATATGTCTACCGTGAGCAAAGCACACCGGACATATCACCTTGGTATCATAAGCTGGTCCAAAGCCCGAAATTCTGGCGCCAATCAAAAGTGCATTTTTGTCCCCCAGCAACAGGCTATCAATGTTGATAGATCTGTTAACCAAGACACCTTTTAAAAACCTATCCAACACAACACCTTGCTTGAGTAGGGCTTTTGATGAAAGAACGTCTTCGTCCTTTGCGGTCATATGGCGAATCTCCACAACACTTTCCCCGTGAAGTGGATGTCCCTCTGGATAAAATTTACCTTGTGATGGAATTTCAATGAATTCTGTCGGAACTGCGAAAGAAAGCTCCGTTTTCGGAGTGAGGTTAATAGGCGGGGCATCAGCAGGTTCTGGGGTGCTGTCCTCCATCCCTGCCAACCTTGAACTGTTTCTAGACATTTTCTCCTCTTGGTTTTTCTATTATAGGATATATCTTTTTGACAAAGATTTAAAGTATTTTCTTTAGCCGCCTGTGGCGATGTTACCTGGACCTTCATAAGTCGCCCAGTCATACATAAGAGTCATTCCAAGCTCAACAAGACCTTCACTGTCATAGGAAAGCTCACCAAAACTTACTTCACTGGCCCAAGCATTCTCAAGTCTCCAAGTTTCAAGAATCGTGTTCTCGTCAGCACCAATCTGCTGAATCGTGACTTCGCCGAGGGCAGCGGTCGCCTCACCCTTGGTTACTGAATCTTTTGCTTGTGCCGGACTAAGCGGGTTACTATACCCCGAGCGTAGAAGGAGATTGTAAAGAACAGAAGTTACATCATCATCACCACCGGGGTCAGCAAACTTGACCGAGACAGTGTTCCAAGTCACCCTGCCAGGAAAATTGAACGTATGATTAATAAATTTATGGGGTGTCCCTTCGATTGTCCAAGTTGGTTTGTTGACGGTCTTGGCAACATACTCGGACGTACCCAAGTTTGAAAATGTCAAGACCCATCGAAATTGACGCTTGGGATCTAAATTTTGTTCTGACCAAAAAGCCATGGTTTGTATCTCCTCCTATCTCCTATAAATAGAGACCTAATGTTTTTTATTCAACTTTATTCCTCAAAAGAGGCGCCGGTTGAAGTGATAAAGAAGTCAACCGCAATGTACTCAATAGCACGTGCTGGCTTGACAAAGACCTTGGCGTATAGAATGTTTCTATCAATAAGGTCCGGGGTTGTTGTGGTCTCATCTAGGACAAGCTTGAAGTCGGTGATACCGAATCTTGCCTGAACTGTCTTGAGGAGCGGCCTTACTTGACCGATGAAACGCTTCCAAGTTTCCTGAACGTTCTGGTCAAACAGAATTCTTGAAGCCGCTGTTGAGATCTCCTTCTTGAGGTAGATCATCAGCCTGCGCACGTTAATTCTGTCCAGAGCCGAAGGTGTAACCTGCAGTGTTTTTTGCCCGAAGACCACGATACCCTCTGACGGGAAACTTGCAATCGGGTTAATGTTGTTTCTATACAGATCGTCACGATCCTTCGAGTTGAGACGATCACGAACATCAATAACCGGAATACCTGCGGCTTCCTCGCTGAGGCCGCCACGGTTAAATCCTGCGGGGGCGAACCAAAGCTCACTCCTTGTTTCGCTGCTACCCATAACACCCAGGGCAACAACTGAGGGTGGTAACCAAACTGTCCCACCAGTGGAGGCAGTATCTCTGGCTAATACCCAGGGATAGTATGCGCAGCCGTAAGAAGAGTTCATACCTCTTGACTCAAGATTGGTCACAGTTGAAGACACAGAGCCCTTGTTGGCACTCTCATTGGTACTGGACAGGCGCTCGTGAACTGGCAAGTAGCCACCCTCTAGATCAATAATCGCTAGGGCATCACCACGCTCCTCGCAAACATTGATCAGCTTTGCAGTCAATGCCGTGTTGGTTAAGCCAGGAATGATTGCCAAGTTCATATTCAACAGTTCTTTCTCGGCAATAATCTCTACTGCCCTGTTGTAAGTGTTATAGATGTGACTGTTCTCTTTGGTGGCACTTGTGCCGATTAGTGCGTTAGCTAGTGGCTCTCTTACAAGGGCATCAAAGCCATCTGATCCGCCATACATAGGCATTGTAAACTTTGCCCAGCCTGCGTTTGCCAGAGCAGAGAATCCACCCGATAGTAGAGTAGGATTGTTTTTTGTCGGGCCAACGCCTGCGGCGGTGGCAGATATGCCACTAGCTCTAGATCCAGAAACCCACCCTAGGTGGTAAGCGTTAGATCCGCTTGTAGATCCACTCAAGTCATCCAAGGTAAAGATTTCTTGATGTAGGGCAGATCCCGAATCAAATGTGCTGGCACCACCAGCTCCGTCCGCTTTCTCTCTTAGCAGGTCTCTAAGTGAAAAATCAAATGCCCTAGAAGAGCCCGCTCGGGTTGTGTCAACGCCCCAATAAGAGTCAAACCTAGAACCTAGGGCCACGTCATTTGACGTGGTCCGCAAGGAAGCAGAAGGAATTCTAACACTAGCTGAAGCGTATGAGTTAAGATATAGTGCTTGACCAAGGTTGGGATCAGCGACCACACCAATGCCGGTGTCCGACCCAGAAGCAATTGAAACTGCTTCTTTCAGATCTGTCGCAATGATGGTGGCCGTGGCCCCCTGGGCCACCCCGGTCGGCCCACCTGCGCCGAGGACCTTTATGCCAGTTGATCCACTGCTGAACTGAAAGTCTTTATATTGTGTCGGCAAATAGAACCCAGCAGGCAGATATGCCGCATCAAGACCTACGCTATTTTCTAACTCTGATGTTAACTCAATACGAATAAGATTGGACTTATTGTCATATTTACCAAGCTTTCTTAGCCTGTTGTCAGTATCGCTAAATTCATAGCGAACTGTACCGATTCTAAATCCAATAAAATTAGATGATGCCGGATCTAAACTTAGGTTATCAAACCTCTCCAAGACCCTTATATTGGCATCAGTGTCTCCAATGTCTCTAACTATCAATGAGAATGTTCCGTGTGTTTGAAATTGATTTCTTGCTGGAACAATGTTCGCAATTGATATTTTAATATTATTCTGGTGCCAAGCTCCACCGTCAAGCGCCACAGCCTTAAACAACTTTTGGGCATTCACAGGATTGTAGTCTGTTGCGGTGCCCAAGTCTTGAGCAATAACCCACCCAGTCTTGGCGGCCTGGGCACTAGTTCTAAACATATTACCATTAAAGTTGGTATTATGCATTGGCGTTATTGCCGCATATGCGTTAACGGATGCGGTCAATGGTGTAATGTTTGTAAGATATTCTTCAAAACTCTCTCCAAGGAAATAAGTCTTGCCGCCTTCGGTGGCTGGAATTCCAACAGTTGCATTAAAGCTTGTTAGCGCAGGGTTTGTGTTTATAACTTTTCTTATAAACTTGTCAGAATCTCTATTAAAATTAAAAACAATTGATTCGTCCGGTGACGCTGCGCCGGCGCTGGTGTACACGTCCAACTTAAATTCTGGAGTAGTGTTAATAGACTTAATTAGCACGCCAGCTGAAGACGTAGTAGGTATACCGGCCACGCCCGCTGGGCCAGCAGTCGAACCACTGAGGGCAAAGCGAGTGTTAGCACTTGTAGTGTAAAGTATGGCGCCGAGGGCACCTGAGGCGTGACCAGAGGCGTTTGCCCCGACACCAGTTGCGTCAGATGAGCCAGACTCAAACACCATTAGGGCATATGCTCCACCCCCGGTGCTGGCTGCATAGCCGCTGCCGGACCAGCCGGCTTTGCCCGCAACAGTTGCATCGTCATGGGCAGTGCCAACCAATCTAAAGATATTGACCGGTCCATTATTTCTCAAGTATGCCTGGGCAGCATATGCAGCATATAGCGGTGCTGTCTTGTTTCCTTCCCTCCAGGAGTCACCACCGACGCCGCCAGGGTGGGGAGACCCGAATATCTCTAAAAACTCTGAAAAAGATTGAACTGTTATCGGCCTCATTGTCGGGCCACGCTCAAATCGACCAATAATTACTGGTCCTCGCTTTTCAGGAACTCTAGATCTTCTTGACTGGTCAATCTCTTTAATAAAGATTCCAGGTGAAACAAATTTAAATCTTCTCTCAGACATTATGAATTATCTCCCATGATGTAAGATTACTTACTATATCGTCTTAATAAATAGTAGAATGCGGGTCAAAAAGAATTCTACTCTCTATAAAATCCATTCTTACGGAGGTATTCGTTGATATCCCCCTGGATAACTCTTTCTCGGGGTATTTTTACATCAACAAAATTTTCTCGTTTAACAATCTTTGGACGCTCTTGATTGTCGCCTTCGCCGACAATATATGCCAAGACTTTGATTTGAACTGTTGTCTGGTATTTTCTCTCTTCGCTGGAAAGATTAGAGGCGTTGTTTGCTTGCGTAAATTGTTGCTGAATAAAACCTTCATAGAAGTGGCCGTCCCTTCTTAGGGGAAACGAATTTATTGTATTTGTTCGGGTTATAAACGGAGTTAAGATCTCATTCATCTGTTGCTGGTATTCTGTGTAGAGAACAACGTTATACATCACCTGAACATATACCGGGACAGGTATCGTTATTGTCTCGTATACTGTTTTCTTGGCCACCCCATCCCGGTGATTCGTCTGCCCATATAGTCTTTTTGACCTAGCGTTTTGATAATTTCTAGTCTTATCCTGCTTTATTTTACGAGCTATGGTTATCGTGCCGCCTTTCTCATCAGCTTTATTTACAGGAATATTTGAAAAAATAGTGGCTCGGTCACTTAAATCTTTTGTTATACTAGCCCTCTCAATGCTTATAACAGGCTTAATAATAACTCCAGAGTCATCTCTAAGTTCTTTCTTATTTTTAATTTGATATGATCTCTCCGCAGAGGTCCAAACGATTGGTACCTTCTTCCAGCCTTCATTCGTGGTACAGAAGATATTCAAAGCTTGATCAACGTATTCCGTAAGGGCCGCATCTATCGTTTCTATTGTAGAAGGCTCGAAGGATACTTCTTTTACATTTTCTTCTTTATGCTCGGATATACCGTCATTATTTACACTACGTGGCATCAAATAACCCCTTTCTCGCTCTTACGCATTTAGCTGATATTTCAATGCGATGATCAATCTGGCCAAACAATTGTTTAGGCTCACTCAAAGTAACTATCTCATAGTAGATGTTACCATATAAAACAAAGTCACCTTCACGGACAAAAAGATCCTGGTCTTCGGTCAAACGTCGTTTATGGAAGTGGACTGTAATTTCTGACACCTTATCCACACCGTAGCCAGTATCCGTCTTCGTATCAATGCCCTCCCAACGGACGAGAGCATATACTCTCACGGGGGGCAAAAAGGTTTTGCAGATTGCTTCACCATACAAAGAATGAAAATTTGTATGTTCCAAGCTTATTGGATAATACAATACTTGCTGCCCGATGACCCTTTCAATAAGCTCATCATTAACTTGCTTAACAAGGTCCCGTTCTTTTGCGCCCAAGAACATCGGGGGTGGGGGCTGATCTGGTTGTGACCACTGGTCGTCGCTCATCTAAATTACCCCACAAAAATCGTCATTGGAACGTGTTGTTGAACTTTATTTGTAGCTTCCATCTTGGCAGCTTCGTTCTCGGCAAGCCTCGTATATACTAACTCATCAAGGATTGTCTTCAGCTCCTCTCTTAGCTTCTCCTGCTCGGATTTTCCCTGCTCAATCAACGCACTGTGGTTTAGTGTAACAGACTCTCCGGGAATTGGGACTGTCTGGAATTTTCCACGCACTTGGCCCAGCATCTCCTTGCTAATCGCCAAGGCGAAGCGACGAATCCACTGCTTGCCGATAGAATTAATATTCTTATATGGTATGTTAGCAAACGGTAAAGTGTTTATGTTGTTAATCCCATCTGCGCCATTCTCACGATTAGAGTCCTCGGCCCAAGGATCGGTGGGGACGGAAAATTCAACCCAGATATTCTCTGGGCTGTATTTTGTTGGTCTGGGATATAATCTTATTTTATTATTTCTTATCTCATATGAGTAGTGAGACAATCTCGTATATACAGAATCGTCAAAGGCCATGGCCTGCAATTTGTTTTGCCACGCTGGAATAAGCTCAAAGCTAGAATCATCACTCCACTGGCCATAATTGTGAAGGTTTCCGACAACACTTAGGCCACCATAATATCCAAAAAATCTCCACATAACATAGGGAGACTTATAATATACTTTTCTAACCAATACCTTTTTATTGTCAATTTTATTATAAAATTCAGAGCTAGCAGTTAATGATGCTGAATACACAATCGTTTGTAAATCGTAATCCTGAATTCCCCCCGTGACTACAATCGACGCCGAATATATTGTTTCGCTTCCACCAATTCCCACATTAGCTCCGACCGCCTCAGATACTCTTTTTGTATACCCATAATCAATTCTAGGTAACTTAAGAGCAACGTTGGTGCCGCTCAAGCTTGAAGAAAGCTCGCCGGCTTTTATTTGACCATCATGATCAAAAGTTCCTGTACTTGCCCCTAGGACATCAGATAGAATATTTTTTGCTTGATGAATGTTGATGAGATATGAATATTCTAGAACAGCTTCTTCATATGCCGAATATACTTGATACTGAGTCAGTTCAACATCAAGGACATCACCGCCGAGCTTTTTATAAACATAAGCAACTTGATCTACAGCCCCTGAAACAAAATCAGTTGAAGTTTGCGACCCAGCCGTACCGGTGTAGATTCCAAATGGAAGGGGATTGCTTGTTGAGTTAACATTTGAGTGTGTGCCAGTAACGGGTAAACGTATCGCACTGGTTTGACTCGCAGGTGTCAATGTTGGGACTGCCATTCAAAGGTTCCTCCAGGTATACCATAAATAGTTTCCCACAAACAAAAACCCTCGCCTACTATGAGACGAGGGTTATTTGTCAACCAATAAATTTAATTATCGATTATCCAGTGAAGTCCTTGACGATAACGAGACCATACATATCAGGTCTAACCATCTTCTTGGCATACCGGGTCATCACGCCCTTACGGGGCACGAAGTCCTCGACACCGAAGATAGTCGGAGTGACTTGTAGGGGCACGTAAGGAGCATAAACGTATCCACTCTCAAGGAATGAATTACCTTTACGTCCAACCAAGACAACGTTTCTTGGGAAGTAGGGATCTACATAGACATCCCACTTCTTGGAAAGTGCACCGACCTTAACAGCACCAACGGTACCAGTCTCTGCATCGCCGGTAACAGAAGCACGGAAGCCAGCGGTAAACTCCAGAATGTTTGCAGTCTCAGGACTAACAACAATGAAGTTTGCGCCGCCACGTAGCGTCTTGCGGTGAATCTGAGCCGATACGTCGTTGATGGTTTCGACAAGAGTCTCATACCATTCAGAAACAGTACCAGTGAAGTCAGCACCAAGGAGCGACTCGTTGGAGTATGTGCTGATGTCAGAGCCAGTAGTGCGATCAATAAAGCGACCGGGGCGTCGTGACCAGTAGTAAGTACCGGCAGTTGCACGCTGTACAAGGTCATTGAGGATCTCACGATCAATCTCAAGAGCAATTTGCTCTGAAAGAATGCTGGTTAGCTCAACCTCAGCATCAAGGTTATGATAAGCATTGAGGTCCTGAGCAAGCTCCGGAGTCCACTTAGCTTTGAGCTTCTTGGTGACGGCGGTGACAGCAACGCTATCGACCTTGATGTCAATCTCAGGAATCTCGTTATTAACCGCTGCGTCGTTGAAGGTAGTAGTACCATCACCAGCACCTTCAAGTCCCCAGGGAGCAGTACCAACAATACTACCAGCAGCATCACCCGTTGTGAAAGAGTCAGCAAGCGGATAGTGAAGGGTCACGTTGATAGCAGCAACGTCTGCAGAAGAATCAAAGCCGGAATCACCATGGAAAGTGAATAGAATACGCTTGGTACCGTCAGATGAGAGGTGCAGCTTGGTCAAACGACGAACAATTCTACCATCCTCGTCAGCTTGCTGACCAAAGGCACCGTCTCCAGAGCCAGAACCCTCGGGGCGAAGCTCAATTGCAATTGCGTTATCATGATTGATGTCATTCCAAACAGCATCGGAAACGGTAACCATAACCTGGGAAACCACATCAGTTGAAGTGGCAGCCAAGAGATCGGGATCGTACCTAATTTGCTTTTTCTGAGCGTCAGTCAGAGCGCTGATAGCTGTCTCAGTTTGGAGATCTGCTGTGATGTCGTCATATCCGGCAGCGGCGGTGGTTGCGTCCGCAACTAGAACCGAGGCATTACCAATGTTTGCAGAACCGGTTGGTGAAGCATAACCCTGATTAAGGCTGTAAAGGCCTTTATCAGCGTTATCACCAGTATTTGTTAGATTTCCATCACGAGCCTCTTGGCCAAGAGAAACACCACCGGTGATCTCACTGCCAACAACTCCACCACCATAGAGAGAGTCATTTGCACGAAGATCCAGCTTGTTATCACTAAACGTGAAGTCTAGAAAGAAGATAAGCCCACTAGGCAGGCTCATCGGCTGGACAGAAACGAGTTGGTTGGCAACGAGGCCACCAAAGACACGACGGACGATGGGGAATGCGACGGCAGCGAAGCCCTCAACATCTCCACCGGCCATGGAAGAAGCTTCACGAAGAAGCTCCTTGGCTTGGTTCTCAAGGAGAACAGCCATACCCTGACGGGTTTGATCATTTAGGCCCTCTAAGAGCCCTGTGCTTTCCCACTTGTTGAGTAGAGCAGCACCTTCTTTTTGAAGATCACGGTTAACGATACCTTCAGTAAGTTTTTGTAGAACAGACATTAATTATCACCTCCTTTAGTGTTTTTGAATACCAGCTAGACGCTGCATTCGTTCTACTACAGGATCAGAAGTGTCTGACTTCTGACCTCTAGTGTGATAGAGTCGTGAAGACTTTCTCTGTACTACTTCGTCCAGTGATTTTGGCCTTCTCTCACGAGTTGAACTCTGCACTGTACTCTGAAGCGTATCAAAGATAACTTTCGCTTCTTCTATCGTCTTTGCGCTGGAAATCGACTCGACAAGTTTTTCTTTTTGTCGCTCATTCAAGGAGGCGCTCTTCAACACACGATTGGAGTAAAGAAATCTTGCGTTGTCAAGTGAGACTTCGTCAAGCTTATCCTTAAGCTCCAAAATAATTCTTTTAAATTTATTGCTTTGTTTTGCAAATTGGTCGAGTTTTTCTTTTAAATCCTCGTTCTGGGATTCCTTCTCTTCCATTTCTTCTCTAACTCTTTGAATCTCTTGATCCTCTTCAATCTCAGAAGTTGGAGCGCTGGCGTAGCCATTCGGAGAAGGGCCGCTAGCGCTAAACACAAACTCTTCGATAAGCCCAGCAAGATCATCCTCAGAGATATCAATTGTTTCTTCAAGTTCTTCTTCCTCGTCATCGTCACGGCTTCCAACTACTTTGTCCAGGACCTTCCCGGCGGCGGCACTTGCGGCGCCTCCTGCAATCGCTGCGCCAACAGGAATGGCAGCAGCGGCCAGGCCTTCTTCAAGCTCTTCTTCTTCGTCAAGCTGGACGCCCTCGGCAACCAGTTGATCAAAGTCAATCTCAACTAGTTCGCTATCAATTGGCTGATTGCCAAAGTTAGCACCAGAGGTGGCCGCATTGGGAAATTGCTCTAAAAATTGTTGATCGTCGGGACCTACTGGAACATCAGATTCTAGTCCCAAGTCGATATCGTCCTCTACTTGCTCTAGAAGAGAATTAACTGCCTGCTTGATCTCTTGAGAATATTTTTCAAGGATTTCTGACTCAGCATTTTTAACCGCAGCTTCTTTTAAAGCCGTGGCGTCAATAATAGCTTGTTCTAACATTGAAGACATTATATACACTCCTTTGGACAATGACTCTCAATAAATAGTAGCTCACTGTTAAAAAAGCATCTAATGTAGTTTATCCGACGCCTGCAGAACCTGACCAGTTACTGTACGTACCTGTTAGCTCCTCTGTATCGACGGTGGTGATACCAGCTATGACCGATCCGGTTGACTCGACCCCTACAGTATCACCAACTAGATAAATACTTGCCACTCTCCATTCACCGGTGTACGACTCTCCATTCGCCAAAACAAAATAATTTTGATTGGCTGCGACGGAGCCAGATGTACCAACGCTAGCAAAACCAACTCTCAATGGTGCAGCTGCCGACGCTGTTGGTATTGTGTTCCTTACTGTGATAAACTTTGTAATCCTTGGAAAAGTGATCTCCAGAGGGGCTGCTCCGAGTTCAGGTACAGGCACAGAAGAAGTGGCATATGGAATAGCACTGACCTGATATGCCCCCATGCTTGAAAGACCTGATCTATATTTAAAATTATTTGGCATTGTTATCTATTCTCCAGTTCTTTGTATTGTTTTTTTAACTGCGCATTCTTACGTCTTATACGAATGTTCTTCTTATTTCTTTTGGCTGAAGGTTTTTCAAAGAATCTTCTTTCTAAGAATTCTTCAATCACCTTCTCCTTCTTTACCTTTCGCATAAAGCGCTTGATTGCTTTTTCAATAGGCTCGCCTTTTCTAACAACAGTCTCTACATTAATTGGTTTTCCCATGTCTATACCATATCCTTCCATTTAGATCTAAAAAGATTACTAATATCAACGCCTGGGTCCCCCGGTGCAAAATTCTCCAGCGGGGAGGCGACACCAGAGCTTCCAGGGTTTCCACCCTTACTGAGAGGTTCTGTCCCTTCAAATATGTTAATACCGTTTAAAGAGTCATGGCCAATGGCGTCTAACATCTTTTTTCGTGTTTCTTGAAGTTGGCTACGCTTTTCCTCTAGCCTCTTCCCTTCTTCAACACCACTCCTCCGAGGAGGGGATTCCTTGGCTTTTTCGCTGTTTTCCATCAAAAAAGACTGATTGGCCGTGCTCTTTACCACCTCACTAATAATAGTTGACAGGGCACCTTCTTCAAAGATTACCTCTTTAATACATTGTTTAATTAATGGCTTGAGGGCCTTTTTTAATTCATTTTGCTTCATGGTTAATAATACTATCTAATAAAGAGTATATACTCTCATCCTGGTTCTGTAATTTTTCCCGATGCTCTCTCAACATAAAAGCGTTAGGGGTAGACGGCTCTGATACCATATCAAAACAAATTAGTTGAAAATCATCCTCAACAATAGTGCCTCGTGACTCATTGCGAACAGAACCCAGCCCCCTAGAAGAAATGCCAAGCTTGACGCCACCATTGACAAGTTCCTTCAAGATCTGTCCAGATGGCGTATTCAGGATCTCCATCTTGGCCATAACTCTATCGCCATCCCACCACATTTCAGTGATCAGGTGCGAAGCGTTCTTTAAGTTGATAACGCTATCCTCCGGGTGGTCTAGTTCCCCAAGAGCACGCCTCTCTTTCACAAGTGTTTGATATTTTTCAATTTCACGATGGAGTACTGGCCTAGGATAAATTCTGCCGTTGCCATTTAAGCGTCCAGCATGCTGAACCATTCCTGTTAAGATCATAACGCCTTCGCTAACTCGACGCTTCTCATCCTCAGTCAGGAAGTCTTGGCAAACTCCTCCTTCGCAAAGCTCATAATATTCTCTTAAAACATAAGTTGACATCTTATTCTCCAATTGCTGGGCTCACCCCAGCATGGATATACATCCATTTTTGCAACGACGAACTGGCTGTAATTTCCATCTACTGTCCATTATTTTTGTTTACTCCTAGTTGAATGCCATTATCCGACACCAACATCGTCAAAATATATGAAGTTCCGCTAGAGAGCCAACTTAAAATAAAAAGATTAGCCAGCGAATATTCAAAGGTAAATAGTTCTGTGAAACCATTTATTCCAAACAAAAAGGAGCCAGACCAGAACCCGACACACATTGGACAATGAAAGAAGCCTTTAAGCTTTTTTTTGGATGGGCGAACGTCTTGAAAGATTTTGCCATAAACCAAGATCTGCGTAAGCCCATACGCAGCCAGGATAAAATAAACTAAATCCATTTCTCACCTATTCGTATCTATAGATTGAAGATATACCATATGGACTATAAATATAGCCGGGTCGAATTGCCCCCTTCTGGCCGTGCTGGGGGACCTCTCCCAATTCCGTTGATTCATCTTCATCAGGATCGGTATACCTATCTTCAAACTCATCCTCAAATTCTTGATACGTGGAAAATCTATCTCCTTCCACCTCTAGAAAGTTATGGATGTTATATAGTACTGCCTGGAGTGTACTAATCTCCTCGTTATCCGGGAAAGATCCCTGCATAGCACCAAAGGTTTTGGCACCTTGAATACTGTCTGGGGTGACTACCCCACGGCGCACCAAGTATTTAAAAAGAGCATTTTGTGTGTCATATACCCTATCTGTATACTTTTCTTTTGGAAAAGCTGTCACTGTCTTCTTCTCGGGGTTGACCACAATATCAATCTCTTGATGATCAAATATTGCTATGTTACCATCTAGGGTTTTTCTAGCGTGGAGAGGAAGCGTTATCTGGACTTCTCTTTCTTCGCCGTTGGGACCAACTGCTTTTCCTAGTTTAATAGTTAACGCCATTTTCTCAAAGTTCCTTTACGAGCTTCTGTATTTTTAATATTTGGCCGACGAGGCTCTCATCAACAGCTGCCCCTTTGTAGTCCTTTATTATCTCTTGAACTTTTTGTACCTTTTCCATCAGATGCTCATCCTGCCTTACGGCCTCTGATTTTGCGCTCTCACTTAGAATGTCTTGAAGTCTCATCACCTCTTCGCTTAAATACATTTTGAGATCGGTGGAATTATCAGTGAAAGAAACAATATATTTACTCAACAGTTCCTTCTGCTCATCTAACAAACTGTCACTATACTTTGAATTAAATTTCTTGACAAACGAATTATATACAAGATTATCAACTGGGGGCATTGAGCTATTAAAAGCTTCCTCGCCAGCAATTAAATTCTTTATGACCTTACCTTCCAATATAACTTTTGTTTTTACTGGCGTTGTTTTGTCAAATATTTGATATATTGAAGCCAAGGACTTATAGCTGGGCACAAATACATTAAAAGCATCCTTAGAGAGCATCTTATTTATTTTACTTATAACTTCATGCTGCTCTTTGAATATCTGCTCCTGATTCAATTTCTCGTGGAGCCTTTTCGCTTCATATACAATCTTCTCAGCAATAAAAGGATGTAAGTCATCCCTCTCAGTCAAGGACTGATATAGGTTCAGTTCTTTTTTTAACTCAGTGTCAGAGGAAAAATGCTCCTTAACAATCGATATGATACTATCTTTTGCTTTCTCGTCCTGCTCAATAACCGCCTTGGTCAAATTTCTAACGAGAACCTCATATAGAAAAGCAGTATTTCTCTTTTTATTGTGTTTCAATTTCATTATTTACTTGCTCCACCTCAGAAATCAATTCTTTAATCTCTTCATCAATACTAAATAGTCTATTCTCTTGCTCTTTGAGGGTGTGATGGCTACTTTCTGTAATCCCAGCTACAAGACTTTTTATTTCTTGTCCGCCGGGGAACACATTTCTAGTCGAGCTGCCTGCCAATTCCTTCTTATAGGCGGCTTTCATATTCTTCTTTCTGCCAGAAGAGCCACGCTTTCTCTTATCATCGCTAGTCGGCTTGTACCACTTGCCCTTTGCGCCTGGAGTTGTAGTCTGCTCCACCTTTCCAAATACATCCTTGCGGACCTTGCGTAGCTTAGGGTCGTCTCTCTTTCCAGCTGGCTCGGCCAAGATAACATCTTCCTCGCCGCCTTCGTCGCCACCGAGGTCTTCTAGGCCGCCTTCGTCGCCACCGAGGTCTTCTAGGCCGCCTTCGTCGCCACCGAGGTCTTCTAGGCCGGCGCCAAAACCGCCTTCATCGCCGGCAGCTTCTTGACTTTCCTGCTCAGCTACGGCCTCAAGGCTAATTTCAAACTTCTTATCAAAGTACATTTCTCTTTGGTTCTTAATAATCTCTTCTTCGGAAACATTAAATATATTCTCGGCCACCCAGCGCTTACTAAAATATCCTTCCGTGGCTGCACCGGCTATGTCAAACTTTGTCTTCCAATGCTCAAGCTCTTGCATCTCAGCTAGCTTAGACGGATTATTTAGCTTAAGCTTAAAGGATAGAAGATCACTAGCTCTATATCCCATAATATACAGATGGATGACCCCGACTTTTTCCAACTCTGTGACTACAGATCTTTGAAGCCTTTGAATCGTTCTTGCAAAGCGAATATCTTTTTGTGCTAAAGTGGTTTTATCTTCGCCCTCTCCTGCTTCATTGGAGAGATAGCTGCCAGGAATCTTTAGAGCGGAAAACAACTTATCCCTCAAATATTTAACATCATCAATATCGCCAGTATAAGTTCCACCGGGTAAACTTTCAACCTTACTGGAACTGCCGCCTCGGACTGGAATATAGTAGTCCTCCTCAATACTAAGTGGGTTATAGCGTAAATCCACTCGCCCAGTATCTGAATCCACGACTTGATTCCGCTTCATCTGGGTGACGACCTTTTGCATGTATTGTTCAATTTCTTGATTTGGTATATTACCAACATCAATATAAAAAACTCTTCGCTCTGGGGAACGGACGATGCGATATGCCATAACAGCATCTTCAAGTAGAGTCAGCTGTCGCCAGATTCTCCTGGCTGGGTCAAGGACGGAAGTTCCATATGGAGCAAATTTATCATTGCCGAGGATGCGGAAATGGCCCATCTGCCAGTTCTCAAAAGTCATGCCGCCGGAATTCCACTGAAATTGGACATAGTTGGGATTTG